ACCTTACTCTCAATGGCTGTTAAAGTGTACTGGAAAGAGGTATCGTTATGCTTCGTAAAATAAAACTATATGGACAATTAGCAGAATTTGTCGGACATAAGGAATTTGAAGTAAAAGTAAATAATCTAAGTCAGGCTGTTAGTTTCCTGATTAATAATTTTCCAGAAGTAGAAGCACATATGAATCCTAAATATTATCAAGTTAAAGTAGGTGATTACGATATTGGTGAAGATGAAATATCCTATCCTATAGGAAAACAAGATATACATTTTATTCCTGTTATTAGTGGTGCTGGTAGAGGTATTGGAAAAATATTATTAGGTGCTGCATTAATAGGTATATCTTTTGGTTTCCCATTTACTTTACCTGGTGGCCCTTCATTATCATTTGCATCTTTACAAGGAGGGAATGGTATTGCTGGTGCAATGATAGGAGCAGGTGCTTTAAGTAAAGCTGCATTTTACATAGGAGGAGCATTGGTACTACAGGGTGTAAGTGAATTATTATTCCCATTACCTAAACTTGAAAATTCAGAAGAAGACCCACAATTATCTTTTAATTTTTCTGGAATACAAAATACTTCAAGGGCTGGTACTCCAGTTCCGATAGTATATGGAGAGATATTCACTGGTTCTGTAGTTATTTCAGCAGCTATTGACACTAATCAGGTAGAAGCATGACAGATAAAAATAAATTAATAAAAGGATCAGGAGGTTTATTCGCTCCAAAAACACCGCCAGCACCTTACCGTGCTCCTGATACTTTACATAGTAGAAGTTTTGCCACCATACAAGATTTATTTTCTGAAGGGGAAATAGAAGGTTTTGCAACAGCATCAAAAGAAGGCAGGACAAAGGGAACTGCTGCATATTTACAGGCAGCAAAAAAAGATGTATTTATTGATGACACTCCAGTACTAAAAGCTAGTGCTGACAGTACAAATCCACAAGAAACTGATTTCAATTTTGCAGACGTAGGTTTCGATACACGTTTTGGAACGAATAATCAAACACGTTTACCTGGGATACCAGCAGAAACTAGATCACCTTCAGCAGTAAACGTTACAGTCACAACTTCATCACCTGTTACTCGTCAAATTACGAATACAGATGTAGATGCCGTTGTTATTACACTTACTTGGCCTTCAATACAAGTTTTTGAAGATGACGGAGATATACGAGGAGATACTGTTGAGTACAAGATACAAGTGCAATATAATTCGGGTGGTTATACAGATATTATTACACCAGATAATGGAGGAAGCGTAAGTGGTAGAACGGCAGATGCTTATGCCAGAGATCATAGAATTAATATAGATGGTGCTTTTCCAGTTGACTTTAGAGTTGTTCGTGTCACAGCAGATAGTACAAGTAATGAACGTGTAAATGCTTTTGAATTTACAAGCATACAAGAAGTTATAGATACTGCTTCGACTTACCCAGACAGTGCTTACTGTGCTTTACGTTTAGATAGTAAACAATTTAATAGCATACCAACAAGAAAATATCGACTTAGAGGTATAAAAGTAAAAATTCCTGGGGCTGGTGCATCTGGCACTGGTACGCCTACTGTTGATAATGAAACAGGAAGAATAATATACCCATCTGGTTATATTTTTAACGGTGTTATGGGTGCTGCTGTTTATACAAATTGTCCTGCAATGTGTTTACTCGATTTATTAACTAATACAAGATATGGATTAGGTGAACATATAACAGAAAGCAATCTTGATTTGTTTAGTTTTGTCGCTGCCAGTAAGTATGCAAATACATTAGTTAGTGATTTAGCTGGTGGGCTTGAAGCTAGGTTTAGCTGTAACGTAAATATTCAGAGCCCTAAAGAAGCATTTGCAGCAATAAATGAATTAGCTGGTGTTATGAGATGTATGCCTATATGGTCTGCTGGTTCAATAACAATTACTCAAGATAAAGATACTTTTGCAAGTTATCTTTTCAATTTATCAAATGTTGGAGTAGAGGGATTTAATTATCAGGGTACAAGTTTAAAACAACGTCATGCTGTTATATCTGTTAGTTATTTCAATATGGATTCTAGGGAGATTGATTTTGAAGTTGTAGGAGATGATGGTACTACTGAAGATAACTTAAGGCAGCAAAAATATGGTTCTGCTGTAAAACAAGTAAAAGCATTTGCGTGTACTTCTCGTGCTCAAGCACAAAGATTAGGTCGTGCAATCCTTTTTGCAGAACAAAATGAATCAGAGACAGTTACTTTTTCAACCTCAATTGATGCTGGTGTTGTGGTTAGACCGGGAGCAGTAATTGAAATTAACGATCCAGTGAGGGCAGGAGCTAGAAGAGGTGGTCGTGTAATCTCAGCAACAACTACAACAATTACTATTGATGCTTCTTCAGATACATTAATGCCATCTTTATCCGATACCCCAGAAATTAGCGTTGTTTTAGAAGATGGAACGGTAGAAGTTGGAACTATATCTAATATTTCAGGTGCAGTTATTACGGTTAATTCAGTTAAAAAAATGGATAGCGAAGGGTTACAGCAAATAACGCAAAGTGCCTTCTCATCTGCACCTATAGCAAACTCTCCTTACTTAATTTCTAGTTCAAGTTTACAAACACAGCTTTATAGAGTTATTTCAGTTGTAGAGGAAGATGACGTTGGGTATGTAATTACCGCTTTATCTTATGTAGCTAATAAATATGCTTTTATAGAAAGTGGAGCTACTTTAGCTACTAGAACAGTCTCACTACTTACAGCATTAAAAGATCCACCAACTAATTTAGTTGCTGTAGAAAAAATAGTAGTTCTTAATAACGTTGCTAGAACAAAATTAATAATTACATGGGAACCTGTTGAAGGTGTATCGCAATATTTAGTTAGTTATAGATTAGGAAGTGGAAATTTTGTTTCTGTGGTTGTATTTAGTAATGATTTTGAACTTCTTGATACTCCTCCAGGTACTTATACAATACAGGTTTATTCATATAATCTCCTTTCTAAACTGTCTCTCAGACCAAAAGAAATAGAATTTATTGCTAGAGGAAAAACAGATTTACCTCAAGCTGTATCAGGATTAACTATTGAGCCAATTAATGAGCAGTTTGTGAGATTAAGATTTAATCAATCAACTGAAACTGATGTACTTCATGGTGGCCGTGTTTATATAAGACACACTAATAGAACAGGAGCAGCAGCTAAATTTGAAGCCTCACAAGATATTATTGAGGCTATTGCTGGTAACTCTACCGATGCAATAGTACCAGCATTACCAGGTACTTATCTTGTTAAATTCCAAGATGATGGCGGTAGATTTAGTGCCGATACAACTAATGTTTCTTTATCTTTAGTAGATATAATAGACTCTACTCTCGTAAAAACAGATAGAGAAGACCTTAAAAGTCCTACACCTTTTCCAGGAACTAAAACCAATACTGTGCTTCTATCTGGAGCGTTAAAACTTACTGACCCT